CAACCCAAGTATGTGGGGTGCATAGGGACTCTCCATTATATGAATACTGTTATGTTCTGTTATATATTGGGTTGTACCCCAAGCCGTTAAGCTCAGGGTACACCTTTAGTATTATCGCTTAGGCGACTACGGCTGAGAAGAAGTAACCCAAGTCAGCGCCTGTGACTTTCATGTCATAGGCCATTTTAACTTGGATGTGTTCTGCAACTTGCTGACGCTTCAGAGCATCGTCAGAGAAGGACTCAACGGTAACACCGAGGTTGTTTACGCCGGGAACTGAGTTCCATGCGAATGTCAAACCAGCGGCAGGGGTCATCAGACCGGATGCACGAGGTGTGTGTACCAACAGAGCGTTCTTACCACCGATGAAGCTATTGCTTTCGGCCAGACCTTCAACAGCACCGTTCTTAACAGCTTCCATGACGTAGAAGTTCTCTACTTCAAAGATTTCTGCCAGTTTAGCATCTGTAATCAAAGCTGTGTTTGATACAGTTGCGCCGCCGTTCAAACGGGCAAGGATGTCTGGGTGGTTAACCAAGATGTCACGAACTTCTTTACCAACAACCATTGTGTTTGGCTTGAAGCCACCTGATGCCAACTGCATGGTGCGACGACCAGTAGTTACATCAGTGATTGGTGTAGAGTTAGTGTAGTCAGACCACAGGTTTGCAGGAGTTACGTCTGTAGTCCAGACGCCAGCCTTGAAGAAGGTGTCAGCGAAACGCTCTTCACGGTCAATCAACAAGCGAGTTGTCAATGTCTGTGCGCCAGCGGAACGGATTTCCAACATTGCATCTTCGTTAGCAATAGTCTGCTCATCGAAGTCCATGCCGAGGCCATAAACGTCAGCATAATAAGCAGCGTTAGAAACTGCCATACCGATGCGGTTAACTTCTGTGCGTGGCGCAAGTTTCTTTACGTCACCAGAGCGGTTCATGTTCGCACGGTCATAGATGTAATACTTGTCAGACTGACGAGCAACGCCTACGGTTGGGAATACTTTATCAGCGACAAAGTTAGTTTGTTCTTGTACATAGGCCAGTGTCAAGTTGGACAACGGCTGGTCGATATGTACCTGTGATGGGGTCAAAAGTGGCATTAGATTATTCCTTTAAATGCTAGATTAGGCTGCTACGTTGCCGCCTTGGATCATTTCGATTTCGATGATCTGACCATCTACGCCATCTTCACGGGCATAACCAAGTACAACATCACCAGTGGCAGCCAAGAGGGCAGTACCGTCAGCGCCAGTTTGGATTTGGTCGCCAGCAGTGATAGCACCACCAGCTTCTACCATTACGGAGCCAGAGACACATACTGTTACAGCAGCACCAGCGGCAGCACCAGCGAGACATACGCCAATAGCGTTCTCACCAGCAGCGTCAGCCAGATCAACTTGACCATCGGCTTCCAGAGTTACGAATTTGAATTGTGCTGCGGAAAGGTCTTCCCCAGCGATGAAAGTGCGGTTATCACGAGATTGCATGACGGCCATGATTATTCCCCTTTGTAGGATTTAGTGATGAGTGCTTTGCCTTCTTCGGTCTTAGCTACAGCAGCGTAAGCCTTAGCAAATTCACTCTTTTTCAGTTGGTTTTCGTCCATGTAGGACTTTACGAGAGCATCCAGTTTGTCAGCAGAGGTAGCGAACTCACCGTCTACATCGGACTTACCAAATTCTTGCATGGAAGCAGCAAAGGCAGCATCAGCAGCTTTGAGCATTACCATAATTCCATCATCTTCTGAGAATGACTTCAGGAGAGACTTAGCTGCACCAGCTTCAAAGTGTGGCAGAACTTCTTCTGCTTTCTTTGTCAACTCAAGGTCAGCCTTTTCGATTTCATGTTCACGCTTGGCTACAGCAGCAGCTTCAAGTGCTTTCAGGACTGGGGCTGGGATGTCGCTCTTAGCTACCATCTCACCGTCGATGTCCATCATTTCTTCTTCCGCTTTCTTCTCGATTGAGTCGGCACGAATAACGTAACCATTGTCAATCAAACCTTTGCGGAGATGTTGGTTCTCAGCAGAAAGACGATCAAAGTCAGCCTTAAGTGCTTCAACGTCAACTTCAGGAGCTTCTACAGCTTCAACTTCAGGAGCGGCTTTCTCAGCGACTTCTTCTGTTACAGCTTCATCAGCTTTTTCCATGTCGTAGCCGAGAGCTTTCATAGCTTCACCACGGCCACAGCCTTTGTCGTCCATGTACGCCTTTACTTTGGCTTCCATTTCTTCGTTCATTTTCGTAATTTCCTCTTCGGAATTGTCACGCTTGAAGAGAGAGACCATTGCTTGTGCATTGGCTGGACGATCCACAAGGGAAAGTTCTTCAAGGTGCAAGTTTTTCAGGAGATTAGGCAAGTTAGATTTCCTCCTTGATAGCACGTCCACCTATAGAGAACGCAGCGAGTTCACCAGATTTAACCATAGCCCAGACGGTATCATCGAATACTTTGTAAGCGACAACCCATCCTTCACGGTCAGACTGGATACCAAGAGCATCACCAATTTCTTTAGTGATAGGAAGAGAGTGGACAACTACGCCAACTTGATCTCCAACGTGCATAGCCTTGCCGACCCGCACATGCTCCATAAATTCATTAACGGCTTTTACCAGTGTTCCAGCTTCGATAACGTCACCCTGACGATCAATAACCGCTTCACCTTTTTCTGTAACTACAGAAGCCCATCCGTAGACCATACGCTGTTCGTCGTCAGTCTTAAGGATTTTACCTTCGATATTCTTTGTCATTTCACCCACCGATGTGTTGGATTCCCACATACGACATGACCAGTAGCCAGCCGTTGTCTTATCTTTCTTGGTATCACAGGAATGGCGGGAGCGGAAATTGGCACGAGCTTTGGGATCGTCCCTACGGATTTCCATGTTAGGATCACCGAAAGCTACCCGTTTGACCTTACCGCCGTCCTGTACGAACACCTCAAACTTCTTGTTGCCACCCTTGATACGACGAGGCTTGTTCAGGGTGACAGTTTCGCCTTGATACTCAGCTTTAGCAAAGTCAGTCTTTAGTATCTCTTGTACGATAGTCCTGAGAGCCTCTAAGCGGTCCACTGAAGGCTCTTTAGCTTTATCGCCTTCGTAGTACGCTAGATATGCTTCATGGCTCTCACCGGGCATATACACAGCCTGTCCATCGTAATCAGAGACGTGAGTAACACCATTGAGGCCCATGTCATAACTACGGGAGATAGCTTCAGGCTCAGTAGTAAATATGTCATTAGCGTATTGGGCCATTATGGTTCACCTGTTATTACGTTTTTACATAGGATAGCTTCACCAAAGACACTAACAAACTGTTCGCCAGAACTACCATGAAGCTGAAACTCAATGTCAGTCTTCTCGTTGTACCTGAAAGGAACTTGACGTTGAATGTGCATAGTCTCCAAGAAGGAAGTCTCCGCTACCCTCAACTTTACACCGCTGGGTAAGCAAGCGAGGTTCCTGAAGAAGATTTGCCTGTTGTTCTGAGCAGCGGTGGCGCAGAAAGCATCAATACGAACTAGGTACAAGCTATGCCCAGCGGGTACTGTATAGATACTAGCTTGGTTCTTACCGTCACCACCACGAACCTTAGCGTAAGTTATCCCACCGTTGCTTACCGTTATGTCGTTGGCAGCGTTTCCACTGATCGTAACGACATCATTGATACGGAAGAATTGCTGGGTTGTTGCGACCGATACTGCCAGAGTTACAACCTCAGTGATTACATTGTAGTCACCATCAAGACCTATGATGCGCACTTGTACACCATTGTCTGCTGCGTTAGATGTGACTGTCATGGTCAAAGGTTGTGTGGGGTAGGTGTAAACTGTGTTGTTCTCCCACAGGGGAATATAAGATGTACCTACAAGAGCATTATAACCGAAGATGTTTCTAGAGGCGTAACCGTTAGACTCGCCCTTAGCAATGGCTAGGTAGTCGTGTTCGTATAAGTGCCTAGTCCAAGTTGTCATTAGTTCAACTCTCGAACTACAGACACAACCTTATTACCATTGTTAGGGAAGGTCTCTACCGAAGCATCTGAGTATGTAACCTCAAACTCTACATAGTAAGTGCCTACTGTGTCTGTATCACCAACTTGCCAGTCGTATTGAACTACACCATTCTCAGCATCTGTAATGGTCATAGTCTCATCAATCTTAACTGTACCATCAACCGACTTCATGTGGAACATTACTGTAGCACCACTTAGGTTAATTGGTGTCAGTGACGCGTCCTTCAGGGTTGCCTGCAAAGACGGGGAAGTATCATTTTGTTTAATACTGAAAGCCATTGTTATTAAGCAACCCTGTTATATTCGTTGTTGTAGTCTGCGTAGTTGTGGTCCCCAATCTCTACGTCATTGTAGAGTTCAGCTATGTCTACTGAGTTGTCGCTGTTACCGTCTACCGAAACAACCCTGCGTCTGGACCCGTTGATATACAGTTCACCAATTACAGGCTGACCTGTGAGGATTGATACCCCAAGGAGGTGGAAGACTACGACAAGAGTTGAAGTGTCTACATAAGCTGGAGCAGTTGTAATCCCATCAGCGGAAATAGAGTGGACCTGCGTAATAGCGGAGGTATCTACCGTAGGCTCTTGTGTGGCAATATCATCACCAGAAAGAACCCTTGTAACCACCATCACTGGGCTACCCACAGTGGAAGGTGCTGTAGTGATGTTAGCAGCCTCTAGGACGTGTCCCTGAGACGCTGTAGCTTGGCCTAAGGTAGGTACACCAGTCTCGATAGAGTTGCCACTAAGGGCGTGTCCCTGTGCGACCTCAGGAGACCCTACAGTTGGGATACCAGAGGTAATAGGTTCAGCATTGAACGTCTCATCTTCTGACATCGTAATAGATGGGACAGACGGGGCGTTAGTAGTGATACCTACGAGGCTTAGTTCGTGCTCTTGAGCAATGACTGAAGCATCTACTGTAGGAGACCCTGTGGTAATGCCATTAGCAAGGAGAGGGGTAGTCTCTTGTACCGAAGTCTCTGGAACTACAGGCTGACCTGTTGTGATACCGTTTGCAGACAACTCATGTTCTTGAGCTATGTCTGGGATACCTACTACAGGAGACCCTGTGGTAATAGCTACAGGTGAAAAGTCTTGGTCTTGTACGATAGCTGAAGTATCAACCGTAGGTGAACCCGTAGTAATTGGGTCAGCAGAGAAAGTCTCGTCTTCTGCCATCGTAGCGGGTTGGACTACAGGAGAACCTGTTACGATAGCTACAGGGCTTAAATCATGCTCTTGGTCAATACTTGAAGTACCAACTACAGGAGACCCTGTGGTAATAGCTACAGGGCTTAAGTCATGCTCTTGAGCTAGAGAGGAGCTACCAACAACAGGGCTTCCAGTAGTAATACCATCAGCATTTATCAGGTAGACGATAATCGCCCCATCATCACTCAGAGGAGCAGAGGCTAGAGGCGAAAATCCAAGCATTGTTTACCTCAAGGTTTCGTTGGCCATGTAACTTCGTAAGGGAAGCCAGCTTGTTCTGTTATATCACGAAGTGCCTGTCGATACAGTTCCCATTCAGCAGGAATGTTCTGGCCACGTTCATAAGACTTGATGACGATCCAATCAGTCTCTTGCAGCAGGCCATCACGGCGGGATCGGACAATATTTGCTTCTTTGTCGTCACGCTCGGAGGCTTCAGCGTCAGTCATG